TATTCATCCATTCACGAAATCCACGTGGGAGTTGCGTTGCTGATGAAATATCCGGTCTGCTAAGCGCATTACCTGAAAAAGTACGGACATTAAGACCCGCGAATAATTGGTTGTAGGAATTAGTGTACCTAAGTCGGACAAAAACGCGATCCGGGAAAGCACTAGGGCCACGAATGACCACTGAGTGAATTCTGTTAGATGACTTCCGCTTTTTACGACGGCGAGATTTTCCATGAGATCGTCTGCGTGCCATAGTTCAATTTTATTATTTTCTGCTTGTTTGTTGCTTAAATTCAATCAAAAAACAACAAACATTATTGAATTAAATAACACTAAATTTTTTTCTCGTACTGTTATAGGAACAGTTAAACTAAACAAAAAAAACAAGAATGCCAAAGCAAGCCAGCTACACACAATCTAGAAACTGGTGTTTCACCGATTTTGAGATGCTTGATTTAGATGATTTATTCAATAAGAATTCTGATATAATTAGGTATCTTTGCTGGGGCAGAGAAGTGTGCCCAACAACCCTCAAAGAACACTTCCAAGGCTGGGTTCAGTTCAGAAACAAGAAACGTCTCGGAAGCGTCAAGAATCTTTTCGCGAACACAGAAGGGAAGCAGAAAACACATTTTGAATCATGCAAGGGTACTCCCTTACAAAATGATGTCTATTGCAAGAAAGGTGGAGACTGGACTCATTTAGGTAAATACAAATCTCAGGGATGCCGAAGCGATCTCGAACAAATAGCACGAGAATTGATGGATCCCAACACGACGCTGCGCGACGTAATGATGGATCATCCGGAGAAAGCTATCCAATATGGACGCTCTATGCAATTCTTCAAGCAGAAAGTACAAGAAGAACAAGCGCCTGATTGGAGAAATGTTGACGTCAGTCTTTATTATGGACTAACAGGAACCGGGAAGACAAGAGACGCAATGAACACTTTGTACAAAAATGACACGTACAAAATACAGGGCCATGACATTGGCACCTGGTGGGACGGCTACGAGGGACAGAAAATGCTCGTGATTGACGAATATAACAACGACGTGAAGATTACACGTCTCCTACAATTGCTTGATGGATACAAGGTGCGTCTCCCTGTTAAAGGATCGTTTGTGTATGCTAATTGGACGTCAGTAATCGTGACGACGAATCTCGAAATTGACGAGATACATTCCCTCGCCAAGGAACAGCACAGAGATGCGCTGTGGAGGCGAATTAACACAATAACCAAATATGAATAGGTACGTTTCTCTCCCACATATGCTTCGCAGACGTGGGCCCCTCGAAACAAGTGTGCCGAGGTACCTTCAAGGTAATACTGCGCCTTGAAGGTACCTGGTTCCGCAGTCTACGTCTGCTTCGCATCCTAGACTTTGCGGGGGCGGTGTTTTCCCCCGAAAGAGGCAAAAAATATATAAATTAAAATACCAGAGGCGATAGCTCTGCAATTAGCACAATAGTAATTAGGCAGTTTTAGCTTCTAAACCCGGGGCTTCAGATCTAGGAATGAATTTGCGATTATATAATTCGACAAAATAGGTCACTCTAACCGAAATCTCAGCATCTACAGGACCTGAGTCATCGACCAAGTTTTGAACAAATATGTCCCAGTCCCATTGGTTTGTGGGAGCTCCGGTCAAAGTATGTGCATATGTATCATTTATGAACTTTGTACCGTATAAGGTTTTCGTTTTCATTGAATTCCTGATCGTTACTGATGCCGTATTACCCTGTCTAGTACCCGCACGCCTTGACTTGGCGTAGGGCTGTTCCCTGCCATCTTCAGTGTCAACTAAGACAGGCTGAACTTGAGCGTCATAGGGCAACACGACACAATCAAGTGACGTTGAGGTTGCCATATTTAAGCAGTCTACCATAATCGAAGATTTATGGCATTTACATAAATCATAAATATTCATCCATTCACGAAATCCACGTGGGAGTTGCGTTGCTGATGAAATATCCGGTCTGCTAAGCGCATTACCTGAAAAAGTACGGA